AGGTAGTAGTTAATGCATCAGTGAATGTGCTTACGATACTGTAAGTTGAAGCGTCCTGGTACCAGTAAATAGTACCACCAAGCTCGCGAAGCTTGGTCATAACTGCGTCCATCCAGTCTTTCAGAGACTCGATGTTCTTGTCGCCACCCTCGAAAGGGTTAACGCCACCAGCAACCATAGTTGTAGGCGGTTCGTTACGTTGATAGCTAGAATTAGGAAGAGATTGCCAGTCGTAAGAAGCGAATGGATTCGGGCTGATTCCACCAGTTCCGAGACGGAACATCATATCGCGAGCATCTTGTATTGCAGTAATAACAACTGCACCAACTGTGATCTTAGCAATAGGAATCGTGTTGGCCGGGAAAGCGCCAGTAGAAACGTTAACTTGGCAAGTTAGAACGCTCTCAGTATTTACATCCTGAGTGAATTCACCACCGACTCCACCGTTCTTATCTGGATCCCAGAAAGCGCGGCTGTCAGTAGAAGTATTTGTCGTAGTGAAAGTAAGGTAAACGTAGTTAACTGCGTTCTTGCGGAGTTCAGGAACGAGTGGCTGAGCGTTCGTGTTTCCAGCTGGAAGACCGTAGAAGAATGGACCTGCTGCAGAGCCCGGATAGAACACACATGAGTCTGCAATCTCAATTGAGCATGTCTGAGTGCCGATGGCACTCGCAGGATCGATAACCTCGAATCCTTTCAGGACATAAGGTTTTTCGTTATTAACTAAGCCTTGGAGAAGATATTTGAAATCGCCAGCTGCATAGCTGTCGATTGACAAAACGTCTGGAAGGTCTAGTCGTTCAGCGCTAGAAATTAAAAGTCTACCTAATACAGCCATAACTTAATTATACTCCAATCGGACTCAATCACTGAACGGTGCGCCAGCACCAAGCCCTTGTTCATTGTATACGTCCAAAGTTCCGTATAGCTGATCTGGGTAACGAATCAAGAAGTTGACAAAGATACCCGCACTTTTCACTGACGTAATCAAGTTCTCAAGAGTTATTCTAGCTTGAGAAGGGTCAGTTATGTAAGCAGGATATTCAGCAGCCGTACCACTCATCGTATGGGGCCCATTAGTTTCAACTAAGGTTATACCAGAGCCAATGGCATGACTGAACTTAAAAGTGTAAGAAGGATCAATAGCGATGGTCGAGTCTGTAGGCTTATAGAGATATCTGACTGGACCCTCTTGAGTCTCAAGACCATAGTCAAAGATCAAGTAACCACCAGTTGACGGGATCGTATTCGTTCCTAAGTCAAGAAGCCGAACAATTTTACCAGCTTGTATGCTATCAGCAATAGTTCCAGTATCACTAGAGAGAACGAAAGGGGCAGTAAGATCCCAGATATAAGGTCCTTCGATCCGGCTCTCTGAAGCTGGGACAGCATTGGTGCAGTAGACGTTTGATCCTGTGGGAGCAAGACCTGCACGCTCTACACGCGAAGTGCCAGAGTTTGAGGCTGTTCCATTGTTGCCGAGGTCTGTGAAAGTATATGTTGTGGGCGAAGGAACTGACGTGATAATGAATCCGCCGTTCAAGCTTTCGCTAAAGTTTAATGTAGCTGTTCCGTTACCAGAAGCATTCTGGTCCATAGTAACAGTAGTGCCCTGAATATCTGTAACGCTAGTTCCAGATGGGATACCGATAGCAGAAATAAGCATTCCTGGAGCAATTCCAGATACGTTTGCGATATTAGTTACCTGGTTAGATCCAGATGTCAGTGTGCCAGTAGTAACGCTATCTAAGATCCCAGAACTGCCTGAGATGATCGCAGATTCGCCTACTTGATATCCATGCGCCTGAGAAACGGTAACCGTAACGACGCCAGACGTGCGGCTAATCGATGTGTTAGCATATTCATTCGTTGCTGCCGAAGCAGGAAGAGCAGGGCTGATTCCTTGTAGCTGGTTGCCTAAGAATGTTACAGCAACGCTGTCACTCTCTGCAGTAGCTTCTCTATCGATGTTAACAAGATTGCCAACAACCGATAGAACTAGAGCATAACTAGGAACATTGGCCATTACGACCTGTTGTCCAGTTGCGATGTTCGTAGGATCTACCACGGTAATCTGCTGTGATCCTGACAGGATCGTACCAGTCGTACTTGCTGCTTGGCGAGTCGTATATGAATACTTTTGAACATCATAGATCAGACGAGTATTGCTAGTCGTCGTAACCGTTGTGTTCTCAGAGTTAGTAATGTAGTGCGAGATGATAGCTTCAACGGGCTCAAGCCAGAAATTTCCACCATCTGGGAAATTTGTCGCGTCAGCCAAGGTCATAGTGGTATCGCTGTCACGCGAGTCCATTTGACTGAACACCCCATTGATGTGAGCAGATCCCATAAGGGAACGCTTAACAACAGGAGGAGAAGTAGGCATCTCAACCGTGATCTCGCCTTGGGTTACTTCCCAAGTCATAGCCCGGCGAGGATTTAAGTATCCTGCATACTTATTAGGACGCAGGAACTTTACTTGTGTAGCGTCAGTCTGGTTATAAACACCAACTGTCGCAAAGAGATTTACAAAGGTAATAGCATTGTTAGCTAAATCAACGTTCGTGATAGCAAACGATCCAACGTTTCCTGTCAGGTTAATTATAGCAATGTCGCCAATCTGTAACTGGTTAAGACCAGGAGATTGACCGCCGGTGTTTGTAAAAGTAACATCTTGACCGATCTTCGTGACAGTCCACTGAGTGTTAGCACCTTGACCAGCACCAGAGATAAAGCCATTGAACTGGAACGCAACGTTAGCCCGCCCGCCCTCAATCTGAAGCGATCCTTTAGATCCAATTGTATTTGTGAATAGTTGAATGTAAGTATTCTTAGTGATGCTATCATAGTCAGCAGTAGCATAGCTGTACTGGGTCTGACGGTTGATAGCGGCAACCACTTCATTTGCAGAAGCGTTAGTGATGTCTATAAAGTCAGATGCGCTGAATTGAATGCGCTCATCGTTGATCTGATCTACCGTGTATTCAAATTCCCAACCATCTTGAAGTGCGAATGGCTCAGCAAGAGTAGTTGTGATGAATGCAGTAGTACTCTGCTTAAAGAAGAAGATGTCAAGAAGCTGATCGATGATGAGTTTTACTTGCTTCGGACTATAAGAGAGGATCGGAATGTACTGACGAAAGCTGGGGTCATCCATGCCAACGAGGGATGGACGAGAGATCATGTTGTTAGCTGCCAAGCGATCTAAGTATGGAGCAGATGCAGTCTTAACAAAGAACTGATCACGCACAGCAGCAACTAAGTCAGCAGTCTCTTGGTCCTTAGAACCAATAGCATCTAGCAGAGCCTTCCAGTTAGGATTGGTTCTGCTGTTAAAATGACTTGGTAGCAAGTCATGTAATGCATCTGTCTTAGTCTTATTACCAGCCATTATTATGCAATTCCGATGTTATCAGCCGAGATATTAGCGCGCGTATTACTAGCGATAGTTATACGTTCGGTGCTAGGAGTTGGGTTAGTAAATGTTACAGCTGCAACACCTTTAATTCCCATTACCTGAGCAATGATCTCTGACAAGATAACGTCTGTACCAACTCCAAGACCTTGAACATAGTTAATGATCACAGACTTGATGTTGTTAGTGATGTCACCAAGGTTAACACCGTTACTAGTTGTAACGTTGATAGCAATAGTGATGTCGTTAACCAGCGGAGGAAGAGTCTCAATCAAGCCACCAACTGCACGACGACCTGGGTATGTAACTGCATCTGGTTCGTAACCGTCAACAATACGTTGAACAGTTTGCAACAATCCTGTGTAGTAAAGGTATCCATCGATACCAGTAGTTACATCAGTGCTGAATCCAAGTTTACCAGAGTGTGTAACACTAGTGTTGTTAGCATTGCTGAACTTGTAGCTTCTGTTATCAGGAACCATGTACAACGAACGAAGCGTTGTGGTGGCATCGTCCATAACAGAGTGAGTGATCAAACGAGTCGTATAGAACTTGTTCAACAAGCTTTCAGTGATATAGAAGCCAGTGGGAGATACAGCGAGCTCACGAGCAGTCTCTGCAACACCGTTACCGTTAGCAACGCGAACGTAAGGCTTATAAGTGGTTCCATCAGTACCAAAGGCAGCGATTGTGAACACGCCAATTAGGGTCTACGAGGTTTTGAACTGATAGAGTATCTGCAGCAACGACAGCGTCACCTTCGTAGAAGATGATATCGTCAATAGCTTGGAGATAAATACCGGTATTGTAGTTATTTAACTCATCGTACGAAACGCCAGGAGCAGAAGTAGTCGAACCTTCGTAGTTTCCACCGAGGTTGATCTGTGTAGCAGTGGCAGCCGAACCGTTGATCGAAACCACTTGCAAGTAGTACGAATCAGGGTCCTGAGCTTGTTTGACCCACTGACCAACAACTACATCCTTGAACGTTCCTGGAATACCAGTTACGTAGTCAGTGTTGCTGATCCATGCAGCTTCGTAGCCTTTGTTGTTGAAGAGCGTCGTTGTGTTGAGCTCATCAGTTCCAGTAGCGTTAACAATAATGATGCTGTCGTTATCAACCGCTTGAACACGGAATGTTCCGTTGTTGTTCGAAGCAAATGTAGATCCGCCGATAACCATGTAATCGTCAACTGCAACTCCGCAATCCGTGAAGCGAGGGCTTTGGCCATCATAACGGTGGATACGGATCATGTTATTGAAGCCGAGCTTCTCAACTTTGTAACGAGTAGGAACAAGGCCTGATTTTAATACTGATGCACCAGTCTGTGCTTCGCTGAACGCTGCGCTAGCGTAAGCGAACGAAAACGTAGTAGTTCCAGTTACAGTTACAGGACCGTAAGTTCCATCAGGGATGTTGTTGCTATCTTGTATGCTCACCATGTCGCCAGTGTTCAAACGAACAGGGGCAGTAGCGATGAATGAAGCAGTAGTTCCATTGCCGATGATAGAGCCAGTTGGCACCCATGCGGCATGCGATAACGTCCAACGAACAGCTGGAGTTGGGCAGATCTGAATTGTGTTACCAGTTCCTACCGCAGTAGAACCCATTGCTTTACCAAGTGGGTTAATAACGTCAATGTAGTTGGCTCCATCATTTACGAAGATGATTGGGAAACCAGCGATGTTTCCATCACCAGAAGACTGAACTTTATTGCCTTGAGCCCAAGGAAGAGTTGCACCAAATGCGAACAAAATATCGCCAGCGTTTACAGCTGCGAAAGTAAGTCCACCGCCGTGTGTCCAACGCCATACATATCCTGCAGGGCGTCCGTAGCTGCCAGATACATCTGCGATTGTGAACACAGAAGAAGAAGCAACGTTGATCACTTTTGGATTGTAGTTATAAGCTGCGAATCCAGAAGAAGGAAGTGTTACGTCGATAGTGTCTGTAGCTTGTAGACGATTCAGGCGGTTAACACCTGCATCATTTGTGAGCGTAACATAGTCACCAGAACTAAAAGTGTCAGGGAATGCAGGGATCTTAACCAGCAAGTATTCGCCAGTGTTATCTGTAGTGTCTTCAGCTTCAGAGTTAATATAAGCAACTGAAGCGTTAGCATTACCACCGATAACCTCAATCGCTCCTGCAGAACCGAGCTGCATAGAGTCAATCTGAATACGTTTACGATCATTAGTGATAGTGAGATCAGCGATGATAGGAAGCTGTGAAAGAGCTTTCTGTGTAAAGTGGTGATAGATATTCTTAACAGAAGTAGGAATCAACTTGAAGTATTCGCCCAAGTTAGCATCGTTGTAGTTAGGCGCTGTAGCCATATCATACGCAGACGATACACCTTCAAGAACCAGAGCAGCCTTTAACGTGAAGTTAGGGTTGCTGTTGCTGAATGATTTGCAGTATGCAACGCCATCATACATTCCAACAGAACCGCGAGTAGCAGAGTTTGTAGGGTTGTGTCCGTAAGCAAGTGCAGTTGCGTTTCCAGAGTATGTGTAATCTTCTTCAGCAGTAGCTTTGTTAATAGTGAGCGCAGTAGATCCGACCGGAGTAAGGGTCATGATCGTTCCAGCATTAACAGTGCTAGCGATAGTGGCCACGTCATTTCCAGACAGTGGGAAGATCGAGAGGCCGTTAGGGTTAGTTACCAACTCAGCAGTTGTCAATGTTCCTGCGACACTAGATACTGTGAAACCAGAAGTTCCAGCAGTCGAAGCAGGAAGAGCTCCGTCAGAAGTCGAAGTGATTGTGACTGCATTGCCAGAAGCAGTAGCGCGGAATGAAACGTCAGGGTTAACAACCTGTACGATCGCTGCAGCAACAGTAGCTGCACTTGCTCCGTAAGGTGCACCAGTAACTTCAATCGAGCGATTAGCTCCATGGAATGGCTCAGGAGTTGATCCATCACCCATGTCAAACCATACAGCTACTGAACC